CAACGTCCTCCCACCGAGCGACAAGAAGTTTACTAGTCTTCAGTCGCAACTTACCTTGATCGATTGGAATTTGATCTGAGTAAGTTTCACCTCCGGATTCCTCCGGACCCAAACTAGAGTACAAGGTAGCCTCACGGCTGCCTGGCATCCTAGATCCTTCAGGGTTATTAATTTCCTGAAGCATAAGACCCTTCGCAAGCAGGCTCTCACCATTAACACGGCGAGCTTTGACCAACTTACGAGGGGGCGGGGACAGTTGCAATGAATCGCACTCCCAGCCTTCCAGACCGTGCCTAGCACGTTGGGGCAGTGCCTCAGTGAATGAGGTCACCAACCCGAGGTCTCCATAACCGTCTGGTATCTTATTGTCCTTGACCCAATCTTCCGGGATCAAGAAATCACGGAGAGCCACGTACACGTCCCACACCCGCGGAGGGATAAACGAGTTGAACACTCGATTAGCCCATCTACGGAAGTTATTGACGCATAGTAACTCCCTGGTGACGTCTTCTATACCCTCGCGGATATAGAAAGGTGATACATCGCGCCCGTTGAACCAATGCTTACCGCACGATTCACGGAACGGTCCCGTCGCATAGCTCTTCTTCGCATTCTGAGTAAATCCAAAACGCGTGAGAGTATATGTTAAGGACTCGTAGGCGGCGACGCTGACAATCAAGTCATCGCCGTACACGCCTATGCGCTTATCCCCCAACGAGAGGTTGTCTACCACAGCCGAACAGAGAGCCCAGAAGATAAGGCTCTCTAACTCGAATGTGAAGCCATTGCCCATCGTTGAGAACTTCTGGTAACGTATTACGTTCCCAGAGAGTTCTACACCATAGTGACAACGCGTCAAATTCAACGCGGTGTACCAGTCAGGCGGAAGGAGGAGTTCAACAACTTTGGAGGAGATCGTATCTGACGCGGATGACAAATCGACCGTGGCTAATGAGCCATCCATCGATCCATCTCGCGACAGACGTTGATTGATCCTTTGATCGTTGAGCTCCAAGCCCTTCCGGCGCAGACGAGAGCGGATTACCGCACCGATTCCCTTCTGAATATACATATTCATACAGGGCTCGATAGCAATAACCCGGTCCGTCTTTGCTGTTTTAGGGACGGTGGTGATGCGATTCCCAACCACAAGATTAACCTTGCGATCGGACCAACAAATCGTTGGCTCTGTCTCGCATTCCGGCCAAGTTATCTCTAACTCATCCGGCTGCCAAGGCTTAATCAAAGATATTGCGATCTTCGAAAGAGTTTCGCACATAACAGTGGTGTCGGGTAAACCCCCGAACTTATAGTAAAGGTCGCCCTTTCTACGGCTCAGCCTCGTTGAGGCGTGTTTGCCGTGTCTGAAATGACCGGAGACCTCGTCCCAGCTAAACTCACCCAGGCA